AATTCATCCTATAATTAAATATAAGATCTTTTAATAATAATGTCAACCATTCTTTCGAAAATATGTTGCATCAAGATATGCAAGACGATCCAAGAGAATATCACGCTTTGTCTTAGGAAGATCACGGAGTGCTTGAACCAATACAGATTCCATTACACCACATGCGAAGCTATAGGTACCATCATTCTTGTAACCATTTGTCGTGAAGGTTGAAACTTCAGCGGCGATATCACGTTCTACTTTTGCCATATCATTATATCCTTTTTTCGAATCTTCATGTATGATTATACACGGTTTTTAATTAATGTCAACCAATTAGCTGTTCAGAAGACCCATATCTTTCAAAACAATTATTATTTCTTTTGCCTTCGAGCGTGCTTCCACTTCCCAAGGCAGAGCAAGATACTTTGCATAAGAGGTTGGGTACTTGCCCACTTCTTGATCATTCCAAGAAAAAATGCCACATTTTTGAGTCAAGCGACCTTGAGCATACTGCTGAGCATGAACCAGTTCGTGAGCAAGAGTCTCGATGCAAGAATCGACCGTCCAGACACGATAATCAACACGTGCTTCTTTCTTGCTAGGATACCAGCAACCAGAAGTGCGCTTTGCTTTGATAGCGCCGATGACTACATAGGCATCTTCTTCTTTGAGGCTTAAGATCTCACGAATGACAGGCAGGACACGCTCAACGGTTTCTGCCAAGATACGAACCTTCCTGGTTGCCTTCTTGTCATACCAAGCGGCATCTGTAACGAAGAAATTATGCTGCTTCTTGATCCAATACTTGTTCATCTTTTTTCCCTATATCTCATCCTATAATTAAATATAAGATCTTTTTAAAATAATGTCAACCAGCAATATCACGGTATTCATCATAAGTGAGAAAAAGGTCAGTCAGAGGATCATAGTATCTGCCCCTTTTAGGGCAGTAGTAGAGAACTTGGTTGCCGTCATAGAAAAAAGGACCTTCAAGTCCTTCACGTTCTTCGAATTGAGCACGAAACTCTGGGGTAATGTTGAGAATCCGGTAACCCATGATGCAATCTCCTTGTTCATCATCATGTTTATAATCTAGCATAATATTAGAATTATGTCAACCAGATTTCTTCAAGAAATTAATTATTTTTGCTAGGAGTAAAGATATCCACAGGCACATCCGTCATTAGAACCTCGAGATCTTCCTTGCGATACAAGAAGTAGGGGCTATTAGGCTTAAAGCTGTTCTGCCGCTTCTCTGCCGGTCTCTTGAGGTCCTCTGGTGTCAATCTATAGATAGTCTTGTCACCTTTGCAGATGAATCTTAACTCAAAATCTGCATCAATCAACTCAGCAATCGAAAGATAATGCTTTGCTTCATGGCAACTAAGATTCAAACTATCATTGAAACCTTTCTTGCATTTAACCTCGACTAACACTTTTCTGCCGCCAGGAAAGACGACCAAGAAGTCAGGTAACACCATCTTACGCCATCTATAATCAGATCCTGTATAGATAACTTCTGCGTTCTGCTGCTTAAGAATACGACCATATTCTGCGGCACGCATGATCTTACATTGATGGAATTCTGCATATAGATTGCCAAGGATGAAACATTCACCCTTTTCACCCATCTCTAGGTTCTTGTAATAAGATTCATTTGTGTAGGGATTATAGGCGAGATTATTTTCCATATTGCTTCTTCCACTTAGAGCCTTTTACTGCATGTCCTTCACCAGACAGCATGATATCATAGAACATCTTCATCAACTGAACGGTGTTCTTTTTGGTAGATATATTATGTTTTAGACGGACAATCTTCATCTTATCTGTCGCATCAACAGAATTTTTATGAGCAGAATCAATGATTTCTAATGAAAACTTTACAGCTTCATCGAAAGACATCTTGCCCATTTCGGCGATCTTGTCGGCGTTCAGATTGAGTTTCATGGTTCTCCCCTCATGTCCTATTATTTAATCTAGCACATGAGGAGAATAATGTCAACCATTTCTTTAAATTAATTCATCAATTTTTTTAGTTTTTCTTTGCGCTCAGCATCGATGCCTTGACCGAATGAGGACTTAGAAAAGACAGGTTTATCATCCTGAAGTGTCTGTTCTGACGAGTCAACATCAAACAGACGCATCTTAGCACGGTCGATGCCGACAACAAAGCGGCGATGCAGTGTAGGATCATTGTAGCGATTCTTCAACTGCTTGACCATCAACTGACCTCGATCCTCTAGCTCTTCGGTCGAGATCAAAGCAAACATCAAGTCAGCGGTTGCTGGCAAACCAAATGATTCTGAAGTGTCAGTCAATTCAACATCAGAATTTCCATAACCACCTCGAGTGGTCTGCGTAGCAGAAACAACAGGAACATTGAACTCAACAGCCAACCCACGGAGCTCCTCAGCGATTGCCTTAATGTAAGTGTAGGAGTTGACATTCGATCCAGACTTGATACGGCTACTGCTACAGATGTTAAGATAATCAATGTAGATGATATCTGGTACGAAGTTTCGCTTGATTCTAAGCTCGTTAAGCAAATGACGAAAATGCCCAGAACCTGCAGACGCAGTTGGGTATTCTTTAATAACGAGTTTTCCAACTGTCTTTTCCTTCAAACGATTGATCTTCTTGTCATATGAATCTTTTGGCAAGATAGACAACTCATCGACTGTTACATTAAGAAGATTCGCATCAATACGTTCTGCGATCTTTTCTTCTGCCATTTCCATGGTAATGTAAAGAACGTTCTTGCCTTGTGTCAGATTATAAGAAGCACAATGACACATGAATAGAGACTTGCCAACACCAGTACCAGCCAATGCAATGTTGAGAGTCTTTCTGACCAAACCGCCCTTTGTGATCTTATTGAGCAGCTCCAAGTCGAAAGGAATGTGTTCTTCCTTGCGATGATAGAAATCAAATCGATCATCAGCATTAGCAAAGTAGTCATGCCCAATAGAAACATCAAAACTAACGCCAAGGGCATCTGACAAGAGAGTAGGAATAGATCCGGTAGAGGTTGCCCCCGTTTTATCGTCCAGTATTTTAATGGATGCCATGATTGCATTGTAGATTGCTTTCTCTTGACAGAACTTCTCTGTTGAATCTAACAACCATTGAACTTCTGTGTTTTCGACTGTTAGATCATCAATAAGGGTTTTAGATTCTTTATATGTGTTTTCAGATAGACCTTCTTTATTCTTTAACTCAATATGCAACACTTCCTTAGTAGGTGTGCTGTTGTATTTCTTCACATAAGTATCAATAAGTTTGTATACTGTTTTCTCATGATGGTTATGAAAATACTCGTCCTTCAAGAAAGGCAATGTCTTTCGAGCAAATGCCTCGTTGAATACGAGATGACTGATAATTGTTTTTTCTATCATTTACTTTAATCTTCTCCAAAGTCAACAACCCTTATAATACGATCATGTAGAAAATATGTCAACTTCTTTGCTTGTTCAATAGTCAAGCAAATAGATTCATCTTCTGTCTCAATGAATACTTTATCACCGATGATATGGACAGTTGCTGTATCAACAAAAGCATTATCAGATCTTAGTGTAAAGTAATTATGATCGGAATCATCATGTGCTTTTTTCTTCATTCAGTCACCACTCGTTTCCATTCACCACCTTTGGACTTTAACCAAAGATTGCCATCTTCACCGACAGCCATCGAAACCATTTTGGTTGGATCAGTGGTTGCCCAACCATCTAGTGTTAAGAAATTGCCAGAATTGCCATTAGAAAATTTTCTTGTTTCTTTTTTGGTTGCCGACAAAGTGAGAGAAGTTTGTTGGGCATGAGGCTCACCTTCAGGTTTCTCTTTTGCAATTGCATTGACTGCAATAAAAGGTGAAAGCGCAAATGCTGCAAATAATCCACGTCTATTCATGCTAATAGTCTCCTTTTGAGTTCCTCGAGGCGTTCCTTGGTCCACCTGTGCTCTTCATTGTATTGCTTGATTGCCTGTCGTTTTGCCTGGATCATGTTCTTGGCAGTCAGACTCATGCTTTTGTTAACTATCAGGTCAGGATCAAGCATGTGCAGCCAAGACTCTTTACTGGTGCGAGCATACCTCTCGGCGATCAGTCGATCCCTATCCTTTAGAAGGTCTCTCAACCGAGTAGTATGGTCCTTTATATCGGTGTGTATCCAGTCAGTCGAGGGTGTGGCAGCGCCCTGGCTGCCCAGTGCTACGGTCGAATTGTAGTCAGTCGTAACCTGTGGAGCCTGATTGGCAATCATAGCGGATGCGATAGAAGGAGATATACCTAACAATCCTAACAAAGAACGCCTATTCATTATCAATCCTCAAATGGTTCAAGGTATGTGCGGATGCCGTTTTCATTTAGAACAAAGCGCTTGCCCCAAATGTCTGTTTGAATCTTACGACCATTAAATGTTGGTTTGGCTTGTGCCATCAAATACTCGACTTGTTCTTCAAGCATTTGAATACGCTTTTCCTTCAGGTCCTTGTGGTACTCAAGTTCATTATCATCTTCTTCCATGAACTCAGCATTAGTCACGCCATCAGAATATTCGTTCTTGATATATTCCTCATCAATGATTGCTTGTGCTTCATCTGCCATCAAGTAATAAGAAAGGATTGCTTCTAACCCATCACGGAACCTACGAGAATCCCTGAGGTCTTCTTCCTCATACGGTTTCAATGGAAACTTATTTTCAAG